TTTCCACGAAGGTCGTGTAGGTCCTTCCATAACAACCTCACAATATGAGTGAGGAAAACGACTATCATTAACACGATTGCGAGTGACAAGAGCGACACCGATCATTCCTTTCGTTGATTGATTGCGAGCTTCCCAATAAACATTATCAGCAATGCATTTCATTTCTGCATCTGGCGAATGAAAAGGATGTGCATTTGCGGTTGAAGCAAATGCTGATTTTCCAGTGTATAATCCACCTGCGAATGACAAAGCACATGCAATTAAGTACCACTTAGTTAGCCTTTTCATTTACACTACTCTTCCACATGCAATGATTGAAGACATCATCAACCGAGCTTGCTTGAGGCGAGACTCGAGATGCTTAATAACTTTTTCGTTTTGAATTGGACGGGCTGCTTCTTCCATTAACCACTGTGGAATTACACGAAGCATCCGCTCTACACTTTCGATTTGTCTTTCGACAGATAATGAGAGAATTAACTTCTTGTAGGCTGCATTTGAAATTGGCTTAGACATTTAGGACTCCTCTTTTTCCATTTTATAGATCTATTATACCATAGTTTTTTCCGTTTGTAAAGGAAAAAATGCATTTAAAATGAATTTTTTTTATTTAATTACAGAATTCTTTTATCATAGGAAAGATAGGTTCTAAAGATTCAGCACAAGATCTTGCTAATTCTATGTGTTCTTTCTGTGTGCCATGACCTGAACGTAGTCCGATATAATGGATCCATGACCTAATGGTCCCGTTGACGTACAAGCGGGATTCCATAATACCCTCCGGCAAAACTGCACGAGCCTGTTCTTTCGCAATATTGTTTTCAATTGCCCAATTGTAAGATTTTTTTGCAGCATTTACTACCTCCGCTTGTTGTTGCAACCATTCTAATTTTAAGGCAGGATCGTTTATATCTAAACTATTCTGTCTATTATGCGTATCCTGTAGTCGAGCATCCTTTAATTGAAACTGCAAATCTGCAGTAGGATCTGCATATCTCTGACTAAACTCCTGAAACGAGAATGACCTGTGTCTTAGTAGCTGTCTTCCTATATCACGTGTAGTCGTAACTTCTAGGCAAGCGCTAACCATTTCAAATGGCGACCAGTGTTTTTCTCTAATGAGATATCGTAATAATTTTTCCGAGGTTTCGGTGTTATCTTGGTTTGAGGGATTCGAGACACGGGCCGTATAGGCGATGAGTTCTTGGAGATCGTTACCGACATAGAGTTCCTCCGGTGGTTTACTATAACTAATTAATCTTGTTTGCATTATGTACCTACACTTCCTAATGGCTTACAAATATATTCAACTGTTCCACCTTCACTATCTAGAGGAACTTCTTTATATATTGGCAACATTACTTCACATTTTACTTTAGCATTTGGCGGATCAAATCTTTGTACTTCCTGCTTAGCACAGGTTCCATCCATACAAACAGTTAACATTAGATGCCATAATACTTGCATTACTTTATTATTCCCATCACGTAATTTTCTGCACAGTCTTCAGCATATCTTTCACTGTGTTCATATAGTGGTCTTGTTTCTATGAGCTCATCTTTATAATACATATCAACATAGTAACCGGCTTCTTCATCATGCATTACTTCTGCTCGCCTATCTACATACTCGTCACTTCCCCAATAAGTGCTTACTCCTGGCCCTTTGTATATCATAACTTAAAATCCTCGAACTTTTCAGATCTTATTTTTTCTCCACTGATAGACCTATCAAAGACTGGAGTATCTTGATCTGGTGTTAGTGTTTGTTCTGATTCATCAACATCATAGAGTCTCATCTTGGCTCTATCAACCCCAAGAACAAACCGTTTATAGTGTGTGGGATCGTTATATCTATTTTTCAATTGTTTAACCATAAGCTGACCCAGGTTTTCAAGCTCTTCGGTAGAGATAAGAGCGAACATGAGATCCGCCGTAGCCGGTAAACCGAAAGACTCAGATGTATCTTCCAGACCAACATCCGAATTGCTAAAACCTGACCTAGTCGTTTGCGTCGCTGAGAATATCGGTAGGTTGAACTCGACTGCCAATCCTCGAAGCTCCTCTGCAATTGCTTTAATATACGTGTAGGAATTAATTGATCCTCCCATTGCTTTCATTCGAGATGAAGCGCAAATGTTTAAGTAATCAATATATATTATGTCAGGAATGAACTGCTTTTTAAGTTTCAATTCATTGAGTAAACCTCGGAAGTGACCGGCATGTGCAGAGCCAGTAGGATATTCCTTTACAATAAGTTTACCGTTTGTCTTGCGTTGTAGATCAGCAACTTTAGTTGAGAACATATCTTTTGATAGATTTTCAAGTTGATCAATAGGTACGTTCAATAAGTTAGCATCAATACGTTCTGCTATTCTTTCTTCTGCCATTTCCATTGTGATATACAAGACATTAGAACCAGCAGCAAGGTTGGCTGAAGCAAGGTGACACATGTACAGTGACTTACCTACACCCGTACCCGCGAGGCAAATATTCAAACTCTTGTTTGGAACACCACCTTTAGTAATCTTATTGAAATATTCTAGATCGAATGGAATACGATTTTCTTCTTTATGGTAGAACTCGAAACGATCATCTGCATTCTCAATATAATCATGACCTACGTTTGTATCGAATGCCACACCAAGCGCCTTTGATAATAGATCCGGCAGAGCACCTTTAGTTAATGATTCATGTTTACCGTCGATGATAGATATTGATTCCATAACAGCATTATAGATCGCACGATCTTGACACCACTTTTCTGTAGTATCAATCAACCATGTATCGTCAATCTTTTCTTTTGAAAACAATTGTGGCAGTATGTCTACCGCTACACTATATTGTTCTCCACCAAGCATGTCAGATTGATCCAACTCAATCTTAAATGTTTCGGCACTTGGAAGTTTATTATACTTACCAACAAACTTACCGGCTTCCTTAAATAATATACGATAGACTCCTTGGAAATAATCCGGCTTGATAAAAGGTAATACTTTGCGCATATACTTTTCATCAGTCAATAAATTTCTAAGTATAGTCTGTTCAAGATTTGCTTGCATTATTGCGTTCCATATAAGTTTTTATAATATCGACTAACTGTGTATGTGTATCATCAAACCACGTATTGACATGGTAGTTAACCTGTCTAAGATCGGGTTTTTGAAATATAACATCTGTGTCTTCGTATTTACTTTCTTTTATTGTGTCCATCCAAATACTATAGTCTGCGTTAAACCAATCTCGAGTAACTGCGGTTGGACAAATAAAATCGGCTACAGCTATTTTACCAGCCATCACAACACCATCGGCAATATGCCCCATTCGTAAACTTTGTCGGTGTCTACCTTTTATACTAAAGTCCCAATCATCGTGCTTTCTGCGTATGTCATCTGCGTTAATGAGCACGCCATTAATTAATTCTGCAAATGGTTTAGCCAGTGTTGTTTTGCCACTACCCGATAATCCAAATATTAATATTTTCATTCTTCTTTATCACTTATATCTACACTACCTTCTTCAACACCTTGTCGAAGAATCTCTTGTAAAACATCACCGGCCCATTCTTGTAAACCTACATCTTCAGAAGTAAGTTCAGTGTCCGGCGATGATTCAACAAAGAAGTTGAAGTTCATAACACCGGCACCAGTTTCATTAATTGAGATGGCACCATACTGAATAACTGTTTCAGTATATGGTCCTTCCATAAAACGTACTAACCAATGCTGGTCACCTTCAGAACCAGGAACTAATTGATAAGTTACATTTTCCTTATGCTGCATCTTGTGGTTCTTCCTCTCCAGCAGCTGATCCACCGATGCTGAATTTGGATTTAACGTAACTCTTGAAATCGGTTTCGGCGAAGATTGGTTGCCAGAATCCGGGATCCAATGTGTCTTTTTCTCTGACCTTGGGGTCCATGAGTTCTCCAGTATCTCGATCAACACGACAGTACCAACCGTTACTAGGCTTAGCAACGTAATTGCCAGTAAGAGCGACGTCGAGTAAGCCGCT